CTTGAGTCTTTTGTCACTTTATGCATTATTACTCGCGCTCTTGGGCTTCTTTATGCTCCGGTATGGGAGGCTGGGATTGAGTACCTCCGGAGAAATTCGGATGGGAAATGGTCTCGGGCCTGTATTATGGAGAAAAGGGATCTCGGGGGCGTGAGTGGTAAGCTAGGAAAGCTGGCATTGGTGGAGGAGCCGGGGAAGGTCCGTGTTGTTGCTATGGTCGATTGCCTCACGCAGTGGTTACTTTATCCTTTGCATCGGTATATCTTTGATACCCTTCTGAAAGCCATACCCCAAGATGGATTGTTTGATCAGCTTGCCCCCGTGCGAGCTCTCATCAAGAAATTGAAGGAGACTGGCCGTAAGGCTGTGTTTTCCTATGATTTATCCGCTGCGACGGATCGTATCCCTGTTGTGTTACAGGAGAAGTTACTAAGTGTCTTCACCTCGGAGGAGTTTGGTTTCCACTGGAGACGCTTACTGACGGAACGGGCCTACTTCTTGCCTAACCTTTACGTGAAAACGTTCGGGAAGGGCTTGAGGGCGATCCGGTACGCAGTAGGTCAACCGATGGGTGCCTACTCTTCTTGGGCTATGTTGGCCTTGGTGCACCATGCTATCGTCCAAATGGCGGCTAGACGAGCTGGAGTATTGTGTTGGTTCGAGCTTTATGCTATTCTTGGCGATGACGTTGTGATCGGAGATCGCAACGTTGCCGCTGAGTATGTCAAGATTATGAAGGAGATTGGTGTCAAGATTGGATTTAATAAGTCCATTGTCTCGGGCAACCTGTCCCTTGAGTTCGCCAAGCGCTTTTTCTACAAGGGTGAGGAGGTAACTCCTTTACCTTTAGTGGGGATTGCGTGCGGTTGGCTTGGGGTTACGGGTGTCCCTGAGGTCGTGAAGGCTTCAGAGGACCGTACGGGAACCTTGCCATCATTATTCCTTGTACTTCGAAGCATGGGACTGGGCTTCAAGGCTTCATCTCGGGCGGCAACCAGCCGTCTGTCAGATTGTAGCCGTAGAGCCCGTTCGATAGTATTGTTATTGACTCGTCCTGGCGCCATATCTAAATGGGCTGCAAGGAACGTGTGGGATTGGTACAAACAAGACAGATTCTGTCAAGTGCGGCCAACTCACCCTTCCTGGGGAGCGCCGGTTATCGAGTCTGTGAGATCTAGAATCGCTGCCGTAGATCTCGTCAAAATCCGTAAGTCTTTGTTCGAGGCCTTTCGAGGCTTCCACTTGGACCCGGCCTATGGCGATGTAGACGGTTTGTGGGACTGGTATCAGGACACGGTAGTCGATGCTTACCGCGCACCCATGGTTGATACCGTCAACGAGTTTGATGCAATAAGACATCGAGTTCTCGAGTCATCCCCAATAGAGACGGTAGGAGCCGGAGAGGAACTCTTCATTCTCTCTATGTTCCAGGCCCTTGATACGATTGAAGCCCTTGCCGCACGCTTACCGACGAAGGTTAACGT